AATTTAAAACCTATAACTTTTGATAGTATAGACGCTTCACGAAGATTTAAAAGAGATGTAGCAACATCTAATTCACCAATCTATGGTTTAGAAAGATATCATTATCAATATATTGGTAAAAACTTTCCTAATGATGTAGAGTGGTCTAAAGATAAAATCAAAATCTTTACACTTGATATAGAAACTACTTGTGAAAATGGTTTTCCAGATGTAGAAAATCCACAAGAACAATTATTGTGTATCACAGTTAAAAATCAATCTAACAAACAAATACTAACTTGGGGAGTTGGTGATTTTAAAACTGATAGAGAAGATGTAACTTATGTAAAATGTAAAACAGAAAGTCATCTAATTATGGAGTTTATGAAGTTCTGGATGAAAAATTATCCAGATGTTATTACAGGTTGGAATACTAAGTTTTTTGATTTACCATATTTAATGAACAGAATTAAAATGATAGCTGGCGATAAAGTTATTAATAAAATGTCGCCTTGGCAATTAACTCGTAGAGAAGAAATTACAGTTATGGGTAGACCACAAACCGTCTATACATTATATGGCACAGTTATGTTAGACTATTTTGATTTATACAAATGGTTTATACCAACAAAACAAGAAAGTTATAAACTTGATTATATCGGTAAAGTAGAATTAGGCGAAGGTAAAGATGATAGTCCTTATGATACATTTAAAGATTGGTATACTAATGACTTTCAAAGTTTCGTAGATTATAACATACAAGATGTTGAGATTGTTGATAAGTTAGAAGACAAGTTAGGTCTTATTGAGTTAGCATTAACTATTGCATATGAAAGTAAAGTAAACTATGATGATATATTTTCACAAGTAAGAGTTTGGGATACTTTAATTGCAAACCATTTAATGAGTAAAAAAATATGTGTGCCACCTAGAGAAGACCATGTAAAAGAATCTAAGTATGAAGGTGCTTATGTAAAAGAACCATTAGAAGGTATGCATAAGTGGGTTGTATCGTTTGATATCAATTCTCTATATCCTCATATTATTGTACAATATAATATATCACCTGAAAAAATATTAGGTGTAAAATCACAAGGCATATCTGTAAATAATTTACTTTACGGTAAAGCAAAATTAGGTTATCTAAAAACAGAAGGTGCTTGTATAGCACCAAATGGTGCAACATTTAAAAATGATAATCAAGGTTTTCTTCCTGAAATGATTGAAACAATGTACAAAGAACGAGTTATTTACAAAAAAAGAATGTTGAAAGCTAAAAAAGAATATCAAAAAAATAAGACAGAAGAATTAAAGAAAGAAATATCTAGGTGTCATAACATTCAATGGGCAAGAAAGATTGCATTAAACTCAGCTTATGGTGCAGTCGGTAACCAATACTTTAGATATTATGATGTTAGACAGGCAAGTGCTATCACAACAGCAGGTCAGTTTATTATTAGATTTATTGAAAACAAAATGAATGAATATCTAAATCAAGTATTACAAACTATGGGTAAAGCAGACTATGTTATAGCTTCAGATACAGATTCAATCTATCTAGTGTTAGATAAACTTGTAGAAAAAACTTGTAAAGATAAATCAGATAACGAAGTTGTAGATTTCTTAAATAAAGTATGTGAACAAAAACTAGAACCATATATTGAAAAATGTTTTGCTGAATTATCTGATTATACTAACTCATTTAAAAATGCAATGGTAATGAAACGAGAAGTTATTGCAAACAAAGGTATTTGGACAGCAAAGAAAAGATATATGTTAAATGTATTAGATGATGAAGGTGTTAGACTTGCAAAACCTAAACTTAAAATTATGGGTATTGAAGCTATTAAATCATCAACACCAGAAGTGTGTCGTAGTAAAATTAAAGAGGCGATTAACTTAATTATGACATCAACAGAAAAAGATTTACAAAACTTTGTTGCTGACTTTAGAGAAGAATTTAGTAAAATGACAGCTGAACAAGTATCTTTTCCTAGGTCTTGTAATCATATAAAAAGATATTATGATTCAAATAGCATATTTAAAAAAGGCACACCAATTCATGTTAAAGGTGCCTTAATTTATAATCATCATATTAAAAGATTAAAACTAGCATACAAATATCCTTACATAAATGAAGGTGATAAGATTAAGTTTGTAAAACTCAAAGAACCAAATCCATTTAAGTTTGATGTTGTAAGTTATATGGGTAGATTACCACACGAATTTGAATTAGACAAGTACATAGATTATGATACACAGTTTCAAAAAACATTTATTGACCCTCTAAGTTTTATATTAAATTCTATTGGGTGGAAAGTAGAAGAAGAAGCTAATCTGGAGTTATTTTTCGGATGAAAACATTAGAAAGAAAAGAAGCATTACATTGTTCAAAAGTTATCGCTGACTATTTTGAAAAATTTAGTAGAGTAGATGAATATATGTTAGAACAAAAACTTGAACAAATAAAACATATGCCTACCGCTTTGCCTGGTATGGGATTTGAAGATGATTTATTTAGTGATTATACAATGTCGCCAGAAGATATGGACTTTGAGATAATAGAACCAGATGATAAAACATTTACCTCTTGTTTAAATATTATTTCAAGTCATACAAACATGGCAAGTATACCTGGTAAAAATTTAAGACTAGCAATTAGAGAAAAAAATACAGGCAAGTGGGTGGGTTTCATTAGATTAGGTTCACCTGTAATTAATATGAAACCTAGAAATGAATTATTAGGAAATGTTCCTGAATTATCTACTTTTAATAAAACATCTATTATGGGTTTTTGTATTGTACCATCTCAACCATTTGGTTTTAATTATCTAGGTGGTAAATTATTAGCTGCCTTATGTTGCAGTCATTATGTTAGAGAAAGAATGAATCAAAAGTATAATATGAATTTAGTTTATTTTGAAACAACAAGTTTATATGGCAGTAGTAAATCATCAAGTCAATATGATGGTATGAAACCTATTTTAAAAAATAAAGGTTTAAGTGATAGTGATTTTACACCACTAATGCATGGCGAACCTTGGAAAAGACTTGTTGATTATGTTGAAAGCAGAGTTGGTAATTTAATACCAAAAGACGCTTCAAGTAAAAAATTAAAACTAACAACAGCAATACAAGGACTAATAAAAAGGTCCTTAGACGGAACAGATTTAGATAACTTTAAAGATACCTTAGAAAATGCAAAAAAACTTACTGAAAGAAAAAGATATTATGTATCAAACTATGGTATCAGAAACTATATAGATATCGTAAATGGTAAAACTGATGAAATTATCAAAGAGGATAATTACGATAAATATGAAGTGGAAAATCTTATTAAGTGGTGGAAAAAGAAAGCCACTAATAGGTACAACAATCTAAAAGCAGACAACAGGTTAAGAACAGAACTTGAAGTCTGGACTAACTCAACCAACATTGACATTATAAGATAAATGGTATATACTCCAATCATTGAGGTGAAATTATGAATGACTTTTTAAAAGATGTTATCAAAGAAACAGGTAACGAATATGCAAGTCTAGCTAGTGAAGGTGTTGTCGGTGGTGATGTAGAAAGTTTTATTGACACAGGTTCATATGCTTTCAACGCTTTATTATCAGGCAGTATCTATGGTGGTTTACCAGGCAGTAGAATTACAGCAATCGCTGGTGAAGCTGCAACAGGTAAAACATTTTTTGCATTAGGTATATGTAAACACTTTTTAGACAAAGACAAAGACGCTGGCGTGATTTATTTTGAATCAGAAAACGCCGTATCAAAAGATATGCTAGAAAAAAGAGGTATTGATTCTTCAAGAGTTGTAATCATGCCTGTAGCAACAGTTCAAGAATTTAGATTACAAGCAATTAAAATTATTGACAAGTATCTAGAACAAGAAAAAGATAAAAGAAAACCTATTATGTTTGTATTAGATTCTTTAGGTATGTTATCAACAACAAAAGAAATGGAAGATACAGCCGAGGGTAAGGAAACTAGAGATATGACAAGAAGTCAAATTGTTAAATCAGCATTTAGAGTTTTAACATTAAAACTAGGTCAAGCAGGAGTACCAATGATTATGACCAATCATACTTATGATGTAATTGGTTCTATGTTCCCACAAAAAGAAATGGGTGGTGGTTCTGGTCTTAAATATGCAGCTTCAAGTATTGTCTATCTTGGCAAGAAAAAAGAAAAAGATGGTACAGAAGTTGTAGGTAATATTGTGCATTGTAAAAATTACAAGTCAAGAATTACAAAAGAAAATGCTATGGTAGATGTAAGACTAACTTATACAAAAGGTTTAGACCAACATTATGGTCTAGTAGACCTTGCTGAAGAAGCTGGTATTTTTTCTAAAGTATCTACAAGATATGAATTACCAGACGGCAGTAAACAATATGCAAAAACAATTAATAATGAACCTGAAAAATATTTTACAAAAGAAATATTAGATAAGATTGATGAGTACACAAAAACAAAATTCACCTACGGTGAAGACTAAAAGATATGTCTTTGCACAAAGACCTGATGATGACTATACTTGTATAAAGTTAGTTGAAGGTGATTACAAAGACATAATTTTTAAATACGGCAATGTAGGTTTTAAACAAGTAGAAGATGATGAAAAAATGTCAGTCATATTTGACTACAATGTTTTAAAAAATCCTAATGATGTTGATTATGATACACAAGAGTTCATAGATTATATTGGTGATATATTGATTGAATTAGTAGAAGAACAATTAGCCACAGGCAAAATGGACTTTTTAAAGTTTGAGGATGTAAATGAGTGAAAGATTAGAAAAAATTATATTAAGTAATTTATTTTATAATGAAGAATATACTAGAAAGGTTTTACCTTTTCTTCAAGAAGAATTTTTTGCTAATAGATTTGAAACTATTTTGTTTCAAGAAATCAATAGTTTTGTAAACAAATATAAAAACTTACCTACAAAAGAAACCATACTTGTTGAGTTAAACGAAAGAAAAGATATCAACGAAGATGAAATTACCGAAGTTAAAAAGTTAGTTCACGGTATTGAAAACAAAGAAGTTGAAACTCAATGGTTATATGATACAACAGAAAAGTTTTGTAAAGACCGTGCAGTTCACAATGCTGTTTTAAAAGGTATTCAGATATTAGACGGCAAAGATAAGAAACAAAATCCAGAGGCAATACCTTCTATTTTATCAGAAGCTCTTGCTGTATCTTTTGACCAACATATTGGTCACGATTATGTAGATGACGCTGAAGCTAGATTTGAGTTCTATCACAAAAGAGAAAAAAGATTTAAATTTGATTTAGAATATTTTAACAAGATTACAAAAGGTGGTGTGCCAAGTAAAACCTTAAATATTGCCCTTGCAGGTACAGGTGTTGGTAAATCATTGTTTATGTGTCATTGTGCCTCTCATTGGTTGACCGAAGGTAAAAATGTATTGTATATAACATTAGAAATGGCAGAAGAAAGAATTGCAGAAAGAGTTGACGCTAATTTATTTGATGTTACCATAGATGATTTACACGCTATGCCTAAACAGTTATATGATAATAAAATGGACAAACTAAAAAATAAAACTTTAGGTCAATTAATTATCAAAGAATATCCTACAGCGTCCGCTCATAGTGGTCATTTTAGAGGATTACTAAACGAATTGTCATTAAAGAAAACATTTAAACCTGATGTTGTATTCATAGATTACCTCAATATCTGTGCGAGTAGCAGATTTAAAGGTGGAAATATCTCATCATATTTTTACATCAAAGCAATAGCGGAAGAGTTACGAGGCCTAGCTGTTGAATTTGATGTGCCGATATTTTCTGCTACTCAAACGACCAGGTCAGGTTTTGTATCAACGGATATAGGTCTTGAAGAT